TATTACATCGCTATGAAGATCCCAGAAGGGCTTGCTCGGCTAGAGATGTTAAAAGCCTCTTACGAGGAACAGTGGATGTTAGCTTCCGGGGAGGATCGTGAAAAGGCATCCGTGCGGTTTGTGCCGCGCAACATGTTTATCGGTAGTGGTGGGTACTAATGGGTAATAAGTTTTCGTCGGGCAAGTATTCAATTTCGCAATGCGACCGATGCGGTTTTAGGTACAAACTAAAAGAACTTAGGCGGCTGGTCATTAAGACCAAAAACATAGATATTAAGGTTTGTAAGGAGTGTTGGGAGCCGGATCAACCGCAGTTATCGTTGGGTATGTACCCCGTGTACGACCCCCAAGCTGTAAGAGATCCACGCCCGGACACAACATATTTTCAAGCAGGTCTTAGTGGTTTAGGAACAAACCCCGATGCAGGCCCAACTGAGGAAGGTTATGGGACGCCTACACAGGGTAGTAGAATTGTAGAATGGGGATTTAACCCCGTGGGATTTAGTAACCCGCTGAAGTTGCCGTTCCAGACGAACAAGTTAGTGGGGGTGGGTGAAGTTGGTTCAGTATCAGTGACAATAACTTAAGGAGTATAAGATGCCTTCACATATGGACAAATCAAAAGACAAACCGATGATGGAAAAGGTTGCTAAAAAAGCCGTCAAAGGTCACGAAGTTAAGATGCACGGAGTTAAAAAAATGGCTAAAGGCGGCAAAACCAATGCCCAGATGAAGCAACTTGGTCGCGGTCTAGCCAAGGTAGCCAATCAAAAAGTATCATCCTTTACATATAAAAACTCCGGAAGGGGTCGATAATGGATAAAGTGATTGGGCGTGTGGCACAGCCTGTGCCTATGAAGCCGGGTCAGGATATTTCTGGAAATCGTATTCCGGTAACGGGCAACGAGGCTACTTTTGGTCATAACGGCTACCCAAATGATGTGCCTAGCACTCAGACGGTTAAAACTCGTGGCACTGGGGCGGCTACAAAAGGCACTAACTCTAGTAAAAAATTGGGGTAAGTTGTGAACTACTCGACGTTGTTTCAGACCATCCAAGCGTATGCTGAGAATAATTTCCCAGATACGGTGGTCGCGACCACTACGGCTACGACGACATCTTTTCTTACAAAAGATCAGGTGGATACGTTTATTCGTCAGGCGGAACAGAGGATCTATAACAGCGTTCAACTTCCTGTCTCTCGGGAAAACGTAACGGGTAACTGTACAAGCGGAAATAGGTTTTTAACCACCCCTACAGATTGGCTCGCTACATTTTCACTAGCCCGGATTGACGCTAATGGGTCTCAAGAATACCTGTTGAACAAAGATGTTGAGTTTATTCGGGAGGCTTTCCCAATTCCTACCGATACAGGTGCTCCTACTCATTATGCTATTTTTGATGAGAACACCTTTATTTTAGGACCGACTCCTGACGCAGATTACAACATGGAGTTGCACTACTACGCCTACCCAGCCTCTATTGTGACTTCTGGTACAACTTGGCTTGGTACTAACTTTGACTCGGCACTTTTGTATGGATCGTTACTTGAAGCCTATGCCTTTATGAAAGGCGAGAAAGATGTTAACGATAATTACGTAGCCCGTTATAATGAAGCGCTTGCCATGTTGAAACAACTTGGTGAAGGCAAAGACCGTCAAGATATGTACAGAACTGAACAAGCGAGGTATCCAGTTAGATGAGCACAATGAGCGAAGTAGCCTTTCTTTTAGGAGGCGCAAATGTCAAGGTTCTTACAACGCAAGGCCGAGGGTTTACCCCAGAGGAAGTTGCAGAACGGGCCTTGGACAGAATTATTTCTGTAGGTTCACAAACGCACCCTGCTATTCGGGATCAGGCAGAAGCGTTTAGAAATCAAATCCGTCAGGTTTTGGTGTTTTATATGAAGGAAGCCATTAAGTCAAACCATACGACATTGGCTCTTAAGTTCAGGAAAGCAGGACATCCTGAGTTTGTTAAACTTTTAGATGAATAAAGGAGCCTAATATGGCTATTACACAAGCAATGACCACCTCGTTTAAGGCCGAACTTCTTTTGGCTGTACACGATTTTCGTCCCTCAGCGGACACCGGAGCAGATACTTTTAAAATTGCTCTGTACACTTCTTCGGCTTCTTTGGACGCCAATACAGTTGCTTATACTGCTTCTAACGAAGTTGGTACTGTTAGTACTAACTATTCGGCTGGCGGTCAGGCTTTGACCAACACAGGTGTAACGGCAACCAACATCAACGCTAACACCGGCACGGGTTTCTGCGATTTCTCTGATGAGACTTTTACGAACGCTAACTTTACGGCTCGTGGCGCTTTGATTTATAACACTACGCCCTCGGCAAACAGCAATGCTAATACTACGCTGACCAATGCATCGGTTTGTGTGTTGGACTTTGGTGCTGACAAAACCGCTTCGGACGGTGACTTCACCATCATTTTCCCAACTAACGACGCATCGAACGCAATTATTCGTATTGCTTAATTAACCACCTCCCCTAAAGGACAAATCATGATTGGCTGGGGGTTAGGGCCTTATGGGGAGGGTAACTTTGGCGAGGGTGAGCCAAATGCTGTAATTAATGCTGTTGGGGTAGGGGCTACGGGCGCAGTTGGTGTAGCTTTTACTAGGCAGTCTGTTGATGTTGATTTGGTTGGGGTTCAAGCAAGTGGTGTATTAGGTGAACTTCCGAGCCAACTCGGGTGGGGTATTGGCCCTTGGGGTGAAGGACAGTGGGGTGTAGGTAATGCTAACGCTGACGTAATCCTTACCGGTGTTGAAGGTGTAGGAGAACTTGGTGAAACAGATGAAATTGCTAAAGCAAATGTTTATCTGGTTGGAGTACAAGGTGATGGTGAGATAGGTGAAACAGAGGAAGAGTCCGCCTATTACGTTACTGGGGTTCAAGGTTCTGGTGCTGTTGGTTCTTTAAAAATTAGCGCTGATGTTAATTACATCGGTTGGGGTTCAGGACCGTGGAGCCGTGGTGGTTGGGGTGAGGATGTTAGTGGGACTAACGTAGACCCTGTATCTGCTACGGGCCAAGTTGGTTCTGTTGTAGTTCGTACTCTTGCAAATGTATTCCCAGTTGGCGTTGAAGGTGATGGTCAACTTGGAGAGGAAGAAGTAAGAGCCAGCGCCAATGTGCAAATTACAGGGGTAGAGGGCGAAGGACAAGTTGGACAAATAGTTGTATTGGCAAAAGCAAATGTATTTGTAACGGGAGTTGAAGCCTCCGGAGAAGTTGGTCAAGTAAGACAGAGTACAGGATATTACGTTACTGGAGTTACAGCATCCGCACAACTTGACCCAGTAGGTGTTGCCGCAGAGGGGCAGTTTGAACCAGCAGGGGTTCAGGCTGTAATAGCAATAGGTTTAGAACTAATAAGTGGTGCCGCTAATGTTGTAGTAACAGGTGTTCAGGCTTCATGTAGTGTAGGTACGGTAATCGCTAGGGCTGCGGCTAATGTTCAGACTACAGGGCTTGAAGGAACTGGAGAAATCGGCTCTGTAACAATAATTACTAAAGCAAATGTATACCCGATAGGGGTTGTTGGAACAACGCAGTTAGGTGAGGTTGATGAAAGTAGGACGGCTAATGTACTTGTAACAGGGGTTGTAGGAACCTCAGTGCTTGGTCAGGTTGTGCAAAAGACCATTAATAATATTCCGGTTTCGCTGCTACAGGCGACGGGTTCAGTAGGTAGTGTTGTAGTAAGAATTCCAAAAAATGTTTCTGTAACGGGAGTTCAAGGGCAAGGGCGTGTTGGAAAAGTTTTGATCTGGAGTAAAATTAATCCCAATCAAAATCCTAACTGGGCGCCTATTAGTGATATTCAAACACCAAATTGGTTGCCAATAGCGGCTTAATTTAAGGAGTAAAAAATGGCAAGTACGTATAGTAATTTAAAAATTCAACTTATGGCTACCGGGGAAAACTCGGGGACATGGGGTACTGTAACTAATGACAACTTAGGGGTGGCATTAGAAGAGGCTATCGTTGGTTCTGCTGACGTAACCTTTGCTAGTGGCACAGTTACCTTAACTTTAACTAATACTAATGCGACTCAAACAGCACGTAACCTACGTCTTAATTTGACGGGCACTTCCGGTGGCGCCCAAGATCTTATTGTTCCTGCAATTGAAAAGTTGTATATAGTAAACAACGGTTGTGCCGATACCATCACAATCAAAGTAACAGGACAAACTGGGGTTGCAGTACCCGCCGGTAAGACCATGTTTGTATATAACACCGGGGTAGATTGTACGGATGCAATTACTCATTTACGTAATCTAACCCTTGCTACCGCACTACCCGTTGCTTCAGGTGGAACTGGGTCAACTACAGCCGCTTTCTCTGGCGCAAACATAACATCTCTAAATGCATCAAACGTGTCCTCTGGGTTATTAGCAGTTGCAAACGGTGGAACAAATAATGCGTTCTTTACAGTTAGTGGCCCTGCTTCTTCAGCAAAAACATACACTTTCCCAAATGAGAATATGTCGGTTGGGTTCAGGAATATCCCCCCAGTAGGAACAAAAACAGGTTCTTACACCCTTGCTGTAACTGACGTAGGTGAGTATGTACAGGTTGGCTCTGGTGGGTCAATCACAATACCTGACGCTACTTTTGCTGAAGGTGATGCTGTATCAATCTTTAACAACACCGCAGGTAATATCACAATTACTTGTTCAATCACAACCGCTTATATCGCAGGAACAGACTCAGATAAAGCCTCAGTGACGTTGGCAACTCGTGGCGTAGCCACAGTATTATTTATCTCTAGTACTGTCTGCGTAATTACAGGGAACGTAACATGAGTGGTATTCAATTAATGTTTGTTGGCGGCGCTGCGGCTAAAATCCCCATTGCGTTAACTATTTCTGCAGATACTACAAACTACAACATATACAATAATCGTGGTGGTACTTATGTTGCTGGGGGTTCCAAAATTACTCTTACAATTAATTCAGGAGTTATTGTTTATAGTACATCTACGGGATCTCCAGCACTGACTACTGGTAGTGGTTGGTCTTCTGGCGATGAAATTACAATCGTAAACAACGGAACTATTTTAGGTAAGGGTGGTAATGGAGGAAGCGCAAATCAGTCCAACCCGCCACCCTCCGGAACAGCCGGTGGCGGCGCTCTTGAGGCTCTGTTTGCCGTTAGTGTAGATAATCAAAATAGAATTGCTGGAGGTGGTGGCGGTGGTGGCAGTGGTTCAGGATATACTTTTCCAAATGAGTATTTCTATACTCTTGGTGGCGGTGGCGGTGGGGGTGGAATTGGGCAAGGATCTGGAGGATCTGGAGCACCTTCTAATCCGGGGGGTGGTCAAACAGTAACCGCCGGTGGCCCCGGGCAGGCAGGTACTTTAACTACCGCTGGAAATGGCGGCACCGCTGGTACAGGTGGCGGTGGAACCGCAGGCGCTGGTGGTGCAGGCGGGACTTATGGCAGTGCCGGATCAGGCGGTGGAAGTATACCCGCCACCCCTCGTATTGGCGGCGACGGTGGTGGTGGAGGGTATGCGATAAGTGGTAATTCAAATATTACATGGATAAATTTTGGAACTAGAAACGGTTCTATTACTTAAAGGAGTTTTAAATGGCTTTAAATTATAAAATTAGAAAATTTGATGCTAATTTTGGTCAAATTTCGGTTGAATATTTTTCTGAAGATGGGTTATATAAACAAGAATATGCTATAGATTTACCAATTAAATCAGACAATACTTATCCAATTGGCGCTGAGTTAGAAGCAGTTATTAATGGCGTGGCCCCAACTTGGCACTACGAAAGAATACAGAAAATTTCTGCTGGGGTGAGCAACTCTGCCGCTATTCAAAATTTAGTTGAGCCACATCCAATTCCTGAACCTCTGTATGTAGAAGAGCCATCGGAAGAGGTTGTTCCAGAATGAGAACCATAACTGAGGCGCATAAGGTAGATGGAGTAAAAGTCTGCCGCTCGGAAGAAGTTCATGTTTGCGCTGCTTGTGGATATGACTTGGACGAGGCTGAGTTGGTGGCTGACACTTGCTCCGATTGTGGCGCACCCCTAAAGTTAAAAAAGTCTGTATCAGTCTGGGCTACATCCGTACCCAAAGCCGGTGCTAAGACTTGGGGGCAAACGTAAAACAAATGATTCATGGACTTTTTCCAATTCCAACTGGAATTTACAAGTTAGATCGTGGACTAACTGAGGAAGAAATTTCTTTCATCAAGGGTCAAGAAACTCGCCCCAACGATGGGAACGTAACTTCTGTTGATAATACGATTCTTTGTAATTTTCAGATGACAAAATTGCGAGATTTTATTGAGTATAGTGTTTCAGAATACTTTAAGACTGTTCATAGTCCAAAGTACAACGTAAACTTACGAATTACACAATCTTGGGTTAACTACACTGAGCCGGGTCAGTACCATCACAAACACGCTCACCCTAACTCATTTGTGTCTGGTGTGTTTTACCCCCAAGCAAATCGTGAGACAGATAGAATTTATTTTTATCGTCATGGGTATCAACAAATAAAAATACCCCCAAATGAATGGAATACTTGGAATTCTGATAGTTGGTGGTTTGAAGTAGGGACTGGAGATTTAATATTGTTTCCATCAAGCCTAACGCATATGGTTGAGACCGTTAAAGGTGAAGATACTCGTATTAGCCTTTCTTTTAATACTTTTCCTGTTGGACAAATTGGAGACGCCGAAATGTTAACCCAACTTAAAATTGACTCAAGTTTTATTATTTAGGAACAGGGATGAATCTTGTCAGATATAGATCCGATTATCGGAACCGCAAAGGCGGCAACAAAGAGCATTAAATCTGCCATTGAGTCGGGCAGAGAGGTCAGTTCGGCAGTAGAGTCCATCCAGAATTTTGGGATGGCAGAAGTCAAAGCCCGTCATGCTTTTAAGGCAGTACGCAGTAGACAAGAAGGTGAAATAACAATTATGACCGCCATGAGTGAATGGCGCAGACTAGATCAGATTCGCCGCATGGAATTGGAAGTAAAAGACTTTCTGATCCAGCAGTTTGGGCAGTTTAAGGGTGAAGAAGAGTTTGAAAAAGTCAAGAAGATTAAAGAAGACATGATGGCCCGTCATGCCAAAAGTAAAGATGCACTGGGCAGGGATGTAGCAAAGATGCGGGAGTTGCAGATTATTTGTGTGATGCTGGCGTTTCTGGTTGTCACAATTTATTACATCATGAAGGGTCATCTGTAATGGCTGAAAAACTAAACGCTAACGACACGCTCTCCAAGGTGCTGGCGTATGTTGACTCGCCGTTTAAGTTGTTCGCCCTGATCCTCATGGCGGTGCTGGCCTTTGGTGGTTGGATGCTTTACGACAACAAAGACATAATCGTAGGGACGTACAAGGAAAGCCAGAAACTTCCTGAGATTGCCGAGGATAGGGTTGAGGATGCCGTATCCCATATATTTAAGACCACGGGTGCGACTACCGTGGCGGTGTTTAAGGTAAACCCCCTGCTTGGAACCCGGGTGCAGTATCGGGCTTATACCAAGGAGGGAAGGGACAAGACCAATGACGGGCTGGATGTAGGACTCTTTACTGCAAACCAAGCCAACAATCAGGACGTAGTAAACCTCATGGCAGGCAACGTACCGTGTAGTGAATACAAGGCAGCGCAGTCAGAGATTGGCCTATGGTACATCGAGAAAGGTATGCGGTTTGGGTGTCGGATCAGTATCCCGCCTGAACCTAGCCGGTTTATAGGACAGATTACGGTGGGCTGGGCGACTCCTCCTGCTGATTTAGATCAAACCCGTGCGATGCTTAATATCGCCGCAACCATGCTTTCAAGGAGTAAGAAATAATGTTACCCATAGCCGCACTGTTAAGTATTGGGGAAAAGGTTCTAGACAAGGTTCTGCCAGACCCAGAGGCACGGGCCAAGGCGCAAGCCATGCTTTTAGAGATGCAACAAAAAGGTGAACTTGCCAAACTCCAAGCCGACATGAACGAGCAGGATAACCTGACCAAACGGGCTGAAGCCGATATGAAGTCGGACTCATGGCTATCCAAGAATATTCGACCCATGACGCTAATCTTTATTTTGCTGACCTACACCGTCTTTGGGATGATGTCCGCTTGGGAGATTGAGGTAAATAATAACTATGTAGAACTCTTGGGCCAGTGGGGGATGCTAATTATGTCCTTTTATTTTGGCGGACGCACCCTTGAGAAAATCATGGATATGAAGGCAAAAAAAGATGCAACTAACAAATAACTTTTCTCTTGCCGAGATGGTGAAGTCTGATACTGCACTGCGGCATGACATGGACAATACCCCCGGGGAGGCTGAAATTGCTAATCTTAAAACACTCTGTGAAAAGGTACTACAGCCTGTTAGAGATCAATTCAAAACTGGGGTCAAGGTCAACTCAGGCTTCCGACATCCAGAAGTTAACGCAAAGGTGGGAGGCTCCAAAACGTCCGACCATTGTAAAGGACAAGCCGCTGACATTGAGATTCCCGGTATTGCCAACGCGGACCTAGCCGTATGGATCATGGACAACCTTGAGTACACCCAGTTGATCCTTGAGTTCTACACCCCCGGCGTGCCAGATTCGGGTTGGGTTCATGTGTCCTACGACCCCGCTAATCTAAAGAAGCAGAACTTGACCGCCACCAAGCAGGGCGGTAAAACAGTATATTTGCCGGGACTTGTAGCGTGAGGAAACCATGCCATTCATAGCACTTAAATTTAAGCCGGGGGTAAACCGGGATCAGACCAACTACTCTAACGAGGGTGGCTGGTACGAGTGCGACAAGATTCGCTTTCTTTCGGGCTACCCCCAAAAGATTGGTGGCTGGCTTAAGCAGACCCCCAATACCTTTCTTGGCACTTGCCGACAACTATTTAACTATGCAACAACTTTTGGGGATAATCTTCTAGCCGTTGGGACGAACCTAAAGTTGTACTTAGAGGCTGGTGGTAACTTTTATGACATCACCCCACTTCAAGAAACAACATCTGCCGGGAATGTAACTTTTACGGCCTCTAATGGCTCATCTACTGTAACGGTAGCAGATACAGGTAATCCAGCAGTGGTAGGTAATTATGTTCAGTTTACTGGCGCCGCTTCTTTGGGCGGTAATGTGACGGCGGCAATTTTAAATGTTAATCAAGGTTTTGAGATTGCAACGGTAATTAATGCCAATGCGTACACAATTGTTG